TACTTATGCGAGGATCATCAGAAAGACAAGCAAGTACCTTTAGCGATAAACCCTGTTCTTTGCGGCTTAGTTTTCCGATTTGATTTGAGAAATTACAAAGGGCAGCCATTTCATGTGTCATTCTATCTCCATGATATATTGATAATCTGCTAAATCTTATGGCGTATGATCAGCGTCAATTTTCAGTAATTGTATTGCTCGTTCTAGTTTATCCCTAAGTATTTCAATCTCAAGTAACAATACCTTTTCGGGGTCAAAGATACACCTATCGTCTGTCGTATTATCACGACATTCTATACAAGGTGGTAATCCTCGGTGAGAGTGTAGCGAATGTCCGCACTTAGAGCAAATAACTTTTGGGTTTATTCTTCCTCCATATCTGGTAGTAATCTCTTGATCTCGTTGCGTATCCATTCTGGAACGCAGTTTGGCAAGATTGGAGAGCCGAGTTCTCCGTTGTGCGCTAGTACTACAGCGGCACCAAACAGAGCCAAGCTTCTCATTCTTGAAACGTCAATAACTCCCTGATCGTTGTGTGGAAATGTACACAGGCAATTCCAGTCGTCGTCCATTTCTGAGAACTGAATGCCAATCTGTTTCCACTCGCTATCTGGCAAACCGTTCCAACCCATTACATCGTAGATCTGTTCTCCCATTTCTTCACCTCGTTTTCTGCAATATCTGTGCTTTTTGAAAAAGCCACAATGGAACACTGTCGTCGCCAGCCGTGACACGACCAATAATAGTATCTACGAAGCCATAGTGTTGCCTAAGTTGAAAAGCAACTTCGTCGTTATCAACCTCTGGACCAAGATCCTCGTCTTCAAGACGTTCCAAAAGGTTCAAGTATTTCATCTTTTTCTGTTCTTCGCTAGTCATATTTCTCATTTCATTCTCCTAAGAAAACATGAGAATTTTTCTGAACTTAGGACTTGCCGTAAATTCGCAATTAATCCAGTCTTCGGTTAGAAAGATACGCGGGGTAATAATTCTTAACATCTCATCGAAATCATATTCGCCTTCAATTCTTCTGACTTCCGTACCCTGGAACGTATCGTTTAGAAACTGCGCCGCTTCTAGCCACGTTTCGTAAGTTCCGGCCATGACAAAGATTGGGCTTGCCGTATCTTCCAGGAAGTTTCCAAGAACCCAAACAAAAGCCTTTTTGGTACGGTCAAGTATATATGTTTCTTCAACACCACAAGCGCAACGTCGCAACTTGGCTGCCTTTCCATAACCAAGAACAATAGTGTCCCATCGGTGATAATGACTAAGCGGATTTTTCATTATATACCTTCTCGCAGTACTCAATTTCTGTAATTCCAGGAATGGTTTTAGCCTGTTGAATAGCATCTTCCCTAGTAGATGCCCATGTCCAGGCTTCTCCACCAACAATATCAATTATATGCCATTCGCAAATCGGTTGTTCTTCCATGTTATTCTCCTTTAATCACAATCTCTTTGTCACCATTTATCCAATCTTCTTGGTAACAAGTTATTTCATTAATCACAAAATGCTGCGTATGGAGAATTTGTAAATAGATTAGGGTACTCTTTCGTATTCCAAAGGTTATCCGGAGCGTTTCTCTGCATTCCTGCACGAAAACCAGATGCCTGTTTAAAGAAGTATGGAATATTATTTTTTTGACACTGATCTTTTAGTAATAAAGCCCAAGAAATTTCCATTTCTCGCCTATCTTTGCCGCTCTCCGCCCCATTAATGATCCAGTCTGGTTTATAGTTATTGGCTGTACCTGTAAGTGCCATCAGGTCTACATATCCCGTCATTGGTTCTACACTTAGGAATGTATTGGTATAACCGGAAAGATAATCCAGATAGTGCATACCGCCTTCGAGGGTTTCCTGGTCCGACACGGAGTAACCGATCATCACATTCTTTGGAAAGCCGAGGAGCCAACTATCGGGAACGTATTTCCAGACATTCATTATCCTCTTTGTAAGTAACAAGAAAATAAGTTCCGGGTAGTCTGGGATGATCGAAAAGAACTGATTACGTAAGTCTCCACTAGTCTTATTGTGTACCAAATTGCCCTTATTGTCTATTAACTGCATTGGTTTCTCGAAGATGTCCATCATACTTCCAACAAAGACGGTTTGCTTTTCTCTCGTCTCTTTAGCGATCTTCTGGATGTCATTTAGCATCTTCCAGGCGCCCTTGATCTCCCACCGCGGTTTGTTGGATCCCCAGATGTCTTTACCGTAGCGCTTGGATTGGTTCTTGGCATAACAGTGTTCGCACCCTGGATGTGTTTTACCCATGAATGGCATTTCGACACAACCGTGCCAAAAGTTGCAAGTGTGATTAACCCAAGAGATATGGGTTCCAATAGTCATTTTATCTCCTGTTCAATAGATGTCTGCATAGTACAGAAAATATAGTGTCCACCACGTCTGGTTTGTAGCCAATTCAGCGCCCACCAGATATAGTTATCTTGCATTGCGCCAACAATGTCTTCGTTTCCAGACCAACCTCCTGTTGAGATATACCAGACATCGCCTACTTGTTTGAAGTACTCTCCGCGGTAGGTCCATAGCGTTTCTACATACTTCATAAGTCCGCGGAGATCCATTGCGTCCCATTCTCTAATGACGGCCAATTCGTCTTCTTCTGGATAACCATTATCATCCATTTTGTCTCCTCTTAGTTTAGTCTTGCTTTTGCTTGCGTTTCTTCTTCCATCACCAGGCGAACGGTCTTATTGAACAATATTATATCTTCCCTAACTAAACTCAACAAGTTCATAGCGAAACTCTTTTCCAATTCTGTGGTGGTGTCCATGTTTCCGCTAGTATTTATGTGCATTTTTCCGTCTTTTTCTTCGATTACGATAGTATATGTGATCATTGTTTATTCCTCGTCTTCTAAATCTTGTCCGTCATTGAGGTATTCTTCTCGCAAATCAGACTTTTTGGGAAGTCCGCTCTTCCAGGCTTCTATAAGCTTAGGAATATCTATGTCTTTGAATGATCCTGCTTCCTCGATAACGTCTACCAACTCAAAGCCAATTTTCCAGCCAGCGTGATCCAAAACATCGGCAATATCATCCATAACATCTTTGTTTGAGAGACCTTCATATCCTTCTGAAATATACAACACAACCGGAACTGTTCTCATTTCATTACTCCTTTTCTGTGATATACTCTCTATTGCCGGGCAACAGGGAGGGAATAAAAGCTCTGTACACATCTAGCGAAGCCGCCGAAAGGTGGCTTTTCTAGTTAAACCATGATAGAATGTCGGTATGTGTACAAAGTACTTCATTCTGCCCATCCTCGCCAAGTTCCAAACACATAACTTGAGTGTCCATCGTGAGATGGCGAGTTCGCATTGCGAACTATGGGAAAACACGGAACAAGCCAAAGACTCCTGCCACTGTTCCAACTCAATATCCGCGCCCGTTGCATACAGACGGGTATACCGCGGAAGATGTCGCTAGAGCAAAATTCCAGGCAATGTATCCCTGGCGGTGGTTCCATTCTTCTCCTTTACTGCCGACAAAGCTCAATCTAACTACTTGAAGTCGTAAGACACGGATTCCAGAGCGACTGAGGTCCTCAAGTAGAAAGCCTAGAAGAAAGATCGTCTTTTTGATGATCGTGGCAATAGTGGCGGTTCGACAGATAGGCAACATATCTGTATGGGAGGAGTTGTACCTATAGGTCAAGAACGGTGTTGACTTGTTCGAGTTCCCAGGTAGTTTTATTCTGGGTAAGATTTTGGGAAGCATCAATAAATACATGAACCTCCTTTATGTACAAACCAGTCTCTTCATAAAACGCTTTCAGTTCTTGAAGTAAATAACTTTCAAGTTGTTCTTCAAAAGCGGCTTTCTTGATTTTGATCTCTTTAATATCCATAATTATTCTCCTAGTGCCTGAATTACGTTTTTGGTTGCCGCAAGATATGTCTCTTGCTTGAAAGCAATTTGCTTGAAGTACCAACATTCATTATCTCCTGCCCACTTCTCTATCTCTGCAACAGAATGAAAGGTACCAAGTTTGATATATCCCATCGGGAAAGTTAGAAGTACTTGCAATTGGGTTTAGGGTAGACATTTGATTAGTCCTTATACATTCAGCCAGACTTTGACTTGGTTCTTTTCTGACCAGATATTAGTATCAGTATAACCAAAATAGGTAGTATTTGGAATATCCTGAGGAACACAACACGGAATCGCAACAAGGTGTCTCTCTGGAAGTTTTATTGAACTCAAACAAGCCTTTACGGTAGCATGGGAATGAACCAAAACAATGATCGCTTTCATACTATAATTAATAAACTCGTCTAACTCTTCAATTCTTCCAGTTATAGTTTCAAGCCGTTTTACATTGCCGTGAAATGGCCGCATAACAGGATCAATGCTAATTACATTCCAGTTAGTTCGCATTGCGAACAAAGCGCCAGTCCGTGGAGTATGCCCATCGCCGACCACAAAGACTACGACATTCTCGTCTTTATATTGAATCCCGGTTTGTGGCATAACTATCTTCTGGACCGCGTTGAAAGCCGCAAGACTTTCGGTAATCTCTTTCGCATTAGGGAATACCTTTAGAAGCATAAGATCTGGTGCGCACTTAAGACGAAAGAATTCATTTATATATTTTCTCATTTTGTCTCCTAGAATAGATAAGATGGAAATTCCCAACACAATAGTCTCAAGTCTGTCTTACAAACATCTGGTGTATACCTCTCAAAGAACCTAAAGAAAGCAAACTGATCATCAAATCCGTCATGATAGGCCAAGTCTTTAATTTGTCGCATAGACATAGGAAGGCCATCCAGAAGCACCGTAAGGAGTTTAGGGTCAATAGATACGTGATATAGGAAATAAAGTGGCTTCTTGAACTGGAATTTTGCCTTGCTGGTACGCGAATCTGTGTACAGGAAGAGAGATTGACCTACCTTGAAAGGATATTTTCTCTCTTTACGGATAGTATGTATTTTGCGCCCACTTTCAATCATCGGAATGAACTGGTGCATAACTGGAAGCAATGGCATTGTCTTTTCTCCTTATATTGGTATGTTCGTACTGCGAACCCAAAAAACCCGTTGCACCGATTAGCCCATGAAGAGCAGTTCCTGTAAATCCGCAGGAAATCCCGAATGCAAAAGGATATTGAGATTATAAAGCAGGTACCGCAGACTTTGTTTTAGAGTCAACAATAGTCTGTACTAGGGCATACGCTTCTTCAAAGCGATCAACCAAAGTATCTTTGGTAATACCACTAGTTTTGATAGCCACAACAAGTTCTTCTTTCGTAACCTTCTTGGTTTTGGCGTACTGCTCAAGAGTGTTCCAGGCTTGTTCGGTAGTAAGACCACCCTCATCATCTGGATAGAGTTCACGTCCATATCCGAACATCCGAAGCATACAACGTAGTAAAGCGCGACTACAAGCACTTAGAACTACGTAGGCGGAAGTGGGTTTATCGCCCTTACCATCAAAACCACCCATTTCGGTAACTTTTCGTTCTCGTTCTTTGCCGTCCCGGTCTGTCCAGTGAACGGTTAATTTGCCACGGGCGACGGCGCTGTTATCTGGATAGAGATTGTAATCAAGAATTTCCCAATCCCAATTCATACCCAAAGCACTATTCAGGGTATCTGTAGCAATGGTATGAGGAACAAAACTGAAAGTCTTGCCACCTTTACCGGGATGTTTCTTAATGTGTTCTTTTGGGATCTGTGCAGTGCGTAAAGCCTGAATTGCTTTTAGTTGCTCGGGCGAAACCTGTGTATCCATAATTTCGCCAACAATGATGTTTTTTTCCATTCTGTTCTCCTTTTTTGTATATAGAACAATTATATCACGATAGGTATAAATTCGATCTACCACTTTCCAGTAAGTTCTTGGTTCTTGAAACCGTTGATATAAACACTCACGTTATTCTTTGTAACTGCATCGGTAATCCCAAGTTCATCATTGATCCGCGCTACAGAGATTACGCCTTCTTTGCCTACCTGACTTGGAAGAATACTCAATTGCTTGAGGAAATCCCTAACTTTAGCCCTGACATTCTCCGCAACTTCTTCGTGATGACTACTCTGGCTACTTGTTTTAGTTGCGCGTTGCCTGGTGCGGTCTACGCCAAATAACTGATCTGCGGAAGAGCGGTAGTACTTCTCAAAATCCTGATAAAATTTATCCATACGCTTTTGGTAACTTGCATAAAGTTCATCTTTCTCTTGTTGGTATTTCTCTTTAGCAGCAATCAACTCTTTGTGAAATTCTTCTTTGCTATGTTTCTTCTTCTCTTCAAATTTAGACGTAAATGCTCCGATATTGATTGCACCAAAATAGACAATCAGTGGCGCACCTACGCCCATAGAGATAATAACCAGAACCGTAACAAGATTATAGATGAACATTACCAATTCGTTCGCATTTGCCATATCTGCTAAACCAAACGAACGCATAAGGCCAGCAAAACACATAACGGCAAATGATGCAATCAGCGCCCATGGAGAGAAACTTTCCTTTCCTTTCTCTCGCCCAACCGCCAATCCGTGAGACAGAGCATATCCCTCAAAGGCAATCATGCCAGCAAATAAAAAGGCTACTGGCATCGCCTTTGCTAACGAGATGATCCAGTCACTAGAATCGGTATTTAACAAATTGGCATCTGTCCTAATGGCTGATATAAATAACATAATGCCTACAGTCAACGCAGAAACAATTACAGATCCAATTACCGAAAGCCACATTGAGACGCTTTGAAGCCCAAACTCGCTTTTGAAAGTTGGTTCTACGTAAGTCAGTTCTTCAAATTGAATATCTTCCAGTACCGGTTCTGGCCTAAGTAGACAAAAGTTCTTTTTTGCTTCGGCCAAACGTTCCTGTTCTTCTAAGCCTATAGTTTTGATTGTTTCTTGATCCATAACTTATTCTCCATAATGATTGTCGAGCCAGATATGTATATAGTCACTAACTCCCAAAGACACGAACTGGGCAAACAGAAATACAAGTATGTCGGCAACCGAAAAATCTGGTGTTCGCACTACGAACTTATTGAAAAGCCAGAAAAACACATAGATCGGGAAGTCCACAAACGCCATTCTGATCATCGTCCCAGGAAACAAACTGTGGGATAGCTTGCTTCTGTGTCCGCCAAATATACCACCAAACCCAAAAGTCTTTGATAGATAACGGATCATAGCGGCATAGAAAGCCCAGTAAGCGAATACGGGAACGCCCAGACACCCTAATTTCCGCAACATTTTGCCATCGCTACTTGACACACCAAGAAGGTCAAGATCACATTCAACAATCATAGCGCTTAGATAGTGTGGATAAAGCCAGAACACAAACTCAAGGTACCAACCAGCGTTAACCCTATCAATTACAAGCGCCCACCCAAGAACAAGTAACGACAAAGCAATAACTATTGGCCAACCGACATTTTTATAGTATTTATGGTGTACCGGTCCAGCGGGCATTATTATTTACTCCTCGTGTGGGTTGTTTTTCAAAACAATTTCAATGTCGCCGGAAGAGTCTAGAATAATCTGTTTCACGTCTTCAATCTTGAATACCGTATTATAAACTCGTCCCTCCATTTTCTGATAATGGTACACCAAGTAGTCCGTCACGCCATGGCACGTAACGAGCAGAATTCTATGGTAAATATGGTTCAATATATGGGCAATAATCTTTTCGCTATTCATTGTTTATTCTCCAAGTGAAATAAAACGTCGCAGAGCGTCTCTGGCTACTATCGGAAAGTACTCTTGCATTGCCATAAGATAACCAGTAACTCTTTCGCTGGTTTCGTAATATGCAATTTGTTTGGCGCACTTGGCAAATATCTCGTCTCCACCCACTCCGCCTTCGTGCTTACAACCAGTTGTACTTATACTATTGTGTCTCAAAACTACATTGCACGGATGGAAGATCAGATACTTGAGGTGGTGGTTCTGGACCTGGGACCGCGAGATCAGCGCCTCGTGAAGATCCATCGGCGTATTCATGGTCATTGTCTTTCCGCAAATTGGACAATCCAACGTCGGCCCTCCCGGGTTCAAGTATTTTCCACGGGTAGAAATAATGTACGCTTTCAACTGCATCCTGGAGTTCTCGGGAAATGCTTCCTGTAGTATCTCGGGCAAGATTATCATTGAGTGCTCCAATTAGCGAATATGTACACGCCGCGGGTAAATCATTCTGTGAAGATATGGGAATTCCGGTAAGCGCCATGATTATACCAAGTCGCAAGTCTCGGTCTTTGATAGTATCAGGGAAAATCTTGCGAATGGCAATAATCAGTGTAATTCTTGCGCAATCAGAAGTAGTGGCTTCGACATAATCTTCCTGTTCTGTGCGCTTCTTAATGTCGTTCCGAATAAAGGTTATGAAGTATCGTAATTGTTGGGAGATCATTTTGCCTCATCGTAAATCAAAAACCATTCTTGATATTTTGTGATTTTACGACCCATTTTATCAAATCCATTCGGTTCATAGCCCTTTAGCATAATACCCTGTGCATTTACAAAAACAATTTCCGGTTTCTCAATAGAGGCTACTAATTGCATTCCTTGGAATAAATACGCTACACCATCTGCAATATCAAAAGTTCCACAGATTGGCTCTTTACTAGTTTTTGGAAGTTGCTTGAAAAGTCTATATTTCATTATCTTCTCCTATTTGATATTCTTGTGTCCTGCTTGTTGCAAGAGTTTAATTGTACCCGGCATTAGGTGTCTACCAGTTGTCTTACCACCACCATTAGGACCGTAAGTGTTCTCAAGATAACCAAGTCTTTCAAGTTCTCCTAAAAGTACCTGTATGGTTCTCTGAGAACGATCAAAAATCTTACTCATTTCTACAATTGTTCGTTTCTCGTAAACACAAAGAAGTATCAATAATTGTTTGTCATTTAGCACAATATTATCTCTTTCTGAAAAAGTTGGGCGGCTTTACGCCCATTAGACAACCTAAGTCCATAATTCTATGGACCGCACCTGTAATCATTCAGGTTCTACGATTTGCACACACCGAAGCGGAGGTGGTTGGTTGAATGCCGCGTTTAGTTATACATGAAACAAGATCGCAATTCCTGCTCCTAAAACGGCCAATAAAACCCAAAACCAAAATGTTTTACCAATCCACCATAACGCAAAACCGACAATATCGCTCGCGTGGCGTTCGCCATTTTTTACATTTTTGATAATCTCAAGCATTTTATTCTCCTTGTATTTATATATTAGGCAGGATTGCCCGGGTACTACTCGTTTTTAGTCCAGATTACATTCAGGCCATTCTTACGGAAATCAAGAATACTCTCAAAAAATACAACTTCTCCTTTGGAAAGCATATACTTTTGTTTCAGTTTATCTTTGTTCCAGACATTATCATATCCCATGGAAACAAAGGCGCTATCTCCTTTCTTGTAGACAATGACATAAAGATTGCGATCTGTGGGCGGCGAGTCGAATAACTGCCTACCAACTGTGGCTTGAATGTGCGCCTCGCGGTAGAGAAAGTTCGCACTGCGATCAAAAGCAACTCCGATCTTATAGAGCAAATATGAGAAAAACATTGAGATTATAGTCATTTGTAATTCCGTTTTATGGAATTTGCCACAGCCACAATAAAGAAAAAGTTTCTAGCCGTTTTTAGATCTTCTAGGGCACCATTAAGTATATAGAATTCTTGTGCATCTTTTTTCGCAATGGTATATCCCTCAAGTCTATTAATTGTAATTGCAAAATCAGATGGAAGAAGTGCATTGTCGTCATATTCAGACACATACCATTCCATAAATTCTTTTATAGCCATATCTTTGGGTTCTTTTTGTGTTTTCATTTTATTCTCCTATTGTTATTGGAAGGTTCTCTTCCACTTCTGGTTCCGGTATGACCGATATGGTAATTGCCAGTTCCGCACTGTCATGTTTATCAAGTGTTCTGATACAGAAGTCGGGATCGTCAGGCATTGAAGTTTCTAGTTGAAGTATACGTGAATGTTCTCCGTCAAAGAATATGTCCGCGTGGGTACCCATTGAGGAAAACCTGGAAAGTCGTACCGTAAGTCGTCTCATGGTGTCTAGAACAACACTATTCTTATCCGTTGGATCAATATGAACTAGATCAATGCCAACAACGATATTGGCGTCTTTTAGTACCTGTTCGGATCCAAAAGAACCATCTTTGTCGTTTCCCTGACTAACCAGGAATATTGTCATTCCTTCTTGTCTGGCGCGCATAATCTGTTGAGATAAATACTCTAACTGTTCTCTCTTTGATTGCCCTTTGCCTCCCATAAGTAACTGAAAGTTATCAATGATGATCTGGGTTACTTTACTCTTCTTTGCATCCGCAAGAATGTCAGTTAGATTAGACAAATGATCATTTACATAATAACTAAACTCTTTACACTCTTCTACTGTCTGGATCATCTCTTGAAACATCTCGTAAGTAAGTCTAAGATTAAAGATGTCGCTACGACCAACACTTGTTGACTTTGCGATAACCCTATCTGCAACCTCTCTTTCAGATTCTTCAAGCATATATAGAATAGTAGGCTTTTGGGAATTAGCACATAGGGCAAGCGTTAGATTTAACCCTACCGTTGATTTTCCAGATTTCATTCTCCCTATCAAGGCAAAGTAGAATGGATACTTTGGGAAACCACCAAACAGATCATCAAGTGCGTCTATCCCAGTTGAAGTAGGTCGATATTTCTCTGGGTCTTTCTGCCACTCGATTAACTCTAGTCTACGTTCGTCTACAATCTCGTGTAGTCTCTTTGTCATGATGTCACCGTAAGTAGCGCCAATCGACAAATAGCAAGCGGTGCGGTATTTGCCAAAACCCAAAGTTTCAATTCTGGATTATCGTATTGATATAATCCGCCAATCATTCGAGCAGTATAAACCATTCGCTTATATGGATATTCGCGCCCAATGGCAGTTGAACATTCGTACTTCTCTGACAAAAATTCCAACACATCCCAAGCGCAAGAAAAATCTTCGCTGAATCTCCATAGATCGCGCGAGCCCATTTCTCCAAACTGAACACCATTACCAATCCAGAAATTGCCACCTGCTTTACCAAGATTCTTCTCAAGTCGCATATTGAGTACGTTTATGGCAATTAGTTTGTCTGTCTCATATCCAGCCAATATATTTTGAATTTTGTCTTTGTTCATTTCTTCATCCCTCGATAATCTGCTTGTTTTGAGACAAGTTCTACGACAAGTTCGTTGTCCGATAAGCGACTTGCAATTCTGCGTAGATTATCTATTGGCGACTTGGAAAGTTCACTTACCGGAAGATTGGAAGTAATAAACGTAGGCCGATCAAACCCGCGGGCATACCTGCCATTTATTACTTTATAGAGAACTGATTGAAGAAAGTCAGAACTATTATCGGTTTTGTGTTCGCTTCCAAGATCATCAAGAAGCAAAACGGGAATTCCTATCAGGCTATCCGTCAGATCTCCCAGTGTGTGATTGCCAACAGCTTCGTAGATGTTATCAGATAGATCGGCGGTATTGACATAAGTAGCGATACTGCGAAGATGAGTCTTTACCGCATTCAAGAGGTGCGTCTTTCCAACACCAAAAGTTCCACTAAGATAAACCCATTTTCCAAGTTCCCGAATAAACCTGGATGTTTCCAGTCTGATTATCTTGGTAAACTCAGCGGCGCCCTTTGGAATATCAAGTTCCTTAAGAGAACTAACGGTTTCTTTGTTCCATGGAGATTCTTCTTCTCTAGGCTTTTGCGTAGCAATTCTAAGTAAACAGCAAACACATAGAACCGCATCAAGTTTATAGTTCGCAGTACGAACAGTTTCTCTAAACTTGATAATCTCAGTCCCATGACAAAACGGGCATTCGCTATTAACAAGCACATCTTGTTTATTCGCAGTGCGAATATCAAGGCCGGGTATCTTGTCTGGGTGTTCCTTGAACCACTTTGTCCAGAACGAAAAAGCCGCGGCAATCCCGGCATGGTCAATAGTCAGATTCGTCTGATCCATGGGAAAGTTCCTTCATTTTCGCTTCTACAACACCAGAGAGTTGTTCTATGGATGGTTTTGCCAGAACAGTTGTTCTATACTTGCTTTGCCATTTGTCGTAATTGGTCCTGCTCTCAATGGAATTAACTAGTGCTTCTATACTCCAACGATACTTTGTCGCCCATTTGATACGATCATCCATCCAGGCCGCCCAGAGACGACTTTGAGGATCGGCACCAATAGCCTTTGCCTCAATTCTCTGAAATAGTTTACGCTGTGCTGTAGTGCTAAAATACTGGCGCCCTCTGCAAGCGTAGAGGGCTTTTTGCTGTAAGGGCGTCTTTGGCGAAAGTGCCGCTTCTTTCATGGTCTTTTGGCGCTCTTTTGTCTGCGGTGGATTACCACTATCGTCAATCTCTTCGTATTGCGGTTCCGGGAAAGCACCCGGATCGTCATCATTGTCATAGATATTCATAGCAACCTCCAGATATGTTCTAGTCAAATCTAAGTAGTTTCTTATCAACGAGTTCTGCTAATATTGCGTCAGCATAGAAATCGGAAATCTTTTCAACGGGCGTAAGATTGTTCTCAACACAAAATTGATTTGCCAAGATATTATGAAAGTCTTTGAAAGCACTTATGATCTCTGGTGGCATTTCTTCCAATGCTTCTCTGAATCTCTCCACTCGTTTGCGTAATTGCCAATGCTTCAATGGACGTAACGATTTGTGATAATATCTCATTTGTATGTCCTCTCACGAATTTATACCACGAAATTTGATGTTTTCAATAACGAGTTTTCGATGACTTTATTCAAGTTTTATTCTAGAAGTGTATAGTTTTGCGATTATGTTGTTTAGATCAAATGGTTCATTTAGTGTATAGATTACTTGTGCTAAACGATTTGCTATTCGCAGTGCGAACCGCCTTTCAGATAACTCTTTTATCAACTCGGCATCGCGCTCAATGTCATAAGAATTGTCGCAACGAACAAGAAGGGTTGTTAGTCTTGCAGGGCCGCCAAACTCTCTACAATCTTTTTTACTATGTTTCACCCAAAGCATATCCCAGACAGTAAGAATATCGAGTTTCTTCTGTACGTCTAGTTCAAGCATTGCATCCCAAACCCATTGGTTTCTTATAATAAAGAAATCTTTTGGTTTCAGGTTATATTTCTTGAGTTCTTCTGGGATTTGTCCATCTTCACTCGCGCGTATCAATACTCCTCCACATAGAGACTCCTCTGCTTCTACACTGTACAACACTGGAATAGTTAGATCATCTACCAAGGACATCAGAATTCCTTCCTTAGGTCTTTCTGTGCAATTTTAATTGCCCACTTAAGTTGATCTTTAGTCAGTATCGAAATATGAAAAACGCCAAGTTTCATCTTCTTTCTAAAGAATTCATAAATGGCATTTCTTTTTGGGGCTTGCGCTCGGGTATTTAACCAGTAGGGATCAATCAGAGAATGTAGAATTACTCGTAAGTGCCTACCCTCCTGGTCTATGGGCTTTCCAAGTGGTTTTCCGTCTGGGTGACATCCCGCATTACCGCGGCAAGCCGTTAGGTTTCTATCTTCGCAAGTATATCCACAACCCTTATTGCCAAACTTTGTTAGTAATAGTCTTTTCCCGCAATCTGGACACGGATCTGGATGTGGCGTTCCAAGTGGTATGGTTAAGTTCGTTTTCTGTTTCATATAGTCTCCGTAAAAATGCGATAGACGGCATTCTTGGTCAAAAATAACTATAAAAGAATGCCGTCTATCTAAGGAGGGGAGGATGCTCTGTCTTTATATCATATTATTGATGAAAATGCAACATGCATTCTTGAAAACCCAGGATGGGCTCTGGGTTCCAAACCGGATCATACATCAAGAATATTCCATCGACACCAAACAGCGATTCTAGTTCTTTGGCGCCAGCTAAACAATCGCTTCTAGAAACTTCAAGTATTCGGATAGTGATACCCATAGTAACCTCCATAGAAAGAGAATCGCCATACCTAGCACTAGGTATGGCGATTTGGTAGAAAATTGTTCGCAATACGAACTAATCTTGATTTGCTTCTCTGTATTGATCTACGCGTAAGTAATCTAGAATATCCTCTAGGTGATTTTCCATATACGCCATAGCGTAAAGAATAAGATCCTCATCGTCATCACAGCCCAGGTCAAAAACATCAAATCCTTTCTTGGCAAGCGCTTCACTCAGAGAATCAAGTGCCTCTGTAATAGTATTCATTCGTCACTCTTCTCTTCTTCTTGCAACGGAGACAATTTCATTACTTCGTACCAATGACCAGAAACAACATAGCCAACATGAGCTACTTTTCCATTTTCGCTATCTCGATACATCTTTTTAGCGTGTTTTACTCCATTAAGTTCACAGAGTTCTTTGCGAGGATTGTCTACAAAGTGAGTAATGCCATACTGATCAATTGCGACGAATTTCTTGTTCATGTTTATTCTCCTTTAGAATAGTTTTCAATTGAACATTGCGTTTCTACAACTGCTTTACACAGATATATGAATTCTTTAACAATAAAAGAATTCTTCATAATATTTATGTCTTTATGCACCCACTGAACATTTCCTTTTATATAACCTTTGTTGCTATCTATTCTATCAAGTGACGCTGTTCCTTTTGCTTTACCTGTATCTTGAAAAGCTATTGGCAGTTTTGATAAAGCACATTTACCTTGTTGTTGTTCCCATAAGGTATTTAAATATTCTATTGAAATTGAAAATTCTTGTTTTCTTTTCAGTGCTCTTTTCTGGACTAGTACGTAGTAGTGTTTATATATATGTCCTATGTATTTAGGCACCCTCTGGCATTCTCGGCATTGTTTACTGGTCTTGAAAATAAGAGAACATCGTTGTATTGGAAATGTTTTTCCACATTGATTGCATAGACAATTCCAATACGTATTTCCGCCACTAATTTTATTGGACCTAGACAAGACGGTCCAAGACCCAAATTTTTTTCCTGTAAGATCGTCTAAACAATGATTTGACTTATTCATATCGTCATTATAACACAATATATTGCATAAATTCAATTAGTGGCTTAAGTCCATTTATATCCGGTTTGAATAAGTAGTTCTTCTTTATGTCTCATTACTTGTGTAACTTTTTCGAGACTTACGGGATAATAATTCCAAACATCTACTCCAACATCTAACTGCAATCCGGCTTCTATACTATCTGGAAGAATTGACGCCAGTTTACCGTGACTATGCCCTACAAGGCACCAAGATTTATAGTGCGATCTCGGCCATCGAAGCATAGCATAGTGGCACAAAACAATAGGAACTGGTGCGGCTTTTTCGATAATGTAAATTGAATCTACGCATCGAATTCTTCCGTCTCCGAGATTTCGATCAAACCATCTCCCATCATGACTTCCTGGAAGAAAAACAAGATTTCCGTTTAATTGTTCCATTACGTTTACTGCAAAATCGTGTCCATTAAGCGTAAAGTCTCCAACAATATAAACGGTATCTTTGGATTGAACAACTTCATTATGGCGTCGAATTAGTTCCCTGTCCATTTCTTGTACATTCTCAAAAGGACGGATAGCGTAATGTAAAATGTTAGCATGGCCATAATGTTGGTCCGAGGTGATCCAAATCATACTATTCTCCTAGTTGATACAAATACTATCTGCTTTTTGAAGATTTTCAAGATAGCAATCGTAACACTCATTAGTCATCTGGTTAATTTCTTCTACCAGCTGTTCGCATTGCGAACAATATAGCTGTTCTTTTGGATCTTCCTTTGCAACTGGTTGCCATATAAAGTTTACCTGTTGATATTCTTCGCCAACAATACAAACGGTAGGTTTATAAGCTACCTCATCAAACGAATTGCCCTCTTCGTCAGAAGAATAAACGACAGTATATTCACCAACTTTTGGATGCTCTTTGAGTAACCTATTGCAATTCTTGACAAATTGTTTGAATTTCATGATATTTCTCCTTATGAAAGTATAGTAACTTGATACTTCTTTGTCTTTTCAGTAGTCGGAATACCAAGTTTAGTATATTCTGCTTTGATTACTTCGATAGGCGTAAGTTCTTGCCTAACCAACATGGGCGGACTTGAAGAAATTGTAATGGCGTCTGGACTATTATGAGAATTTTTTACGTCGAATTTTTTTCATTGCAACAGATATTTTTAGGCGTATTTCTAAAGAACGTTTTTTTCCTTTATTCGCTTTGGATATTTTATTGCGCTGTTCAAGAGACATAGACTTTCCTTTATTGGGCGAAACCCTTCCTTTATTCGCCTTAGATATTTTTTCTTTGGCTTCAGAAGACATAATTTTTCCCTTGTTGCCAAGAGATATTTTCATTTTTGTTTCAGTACTGTGTTTTCTACCCGTCCTTCCCATAAGGGAAAGACTAATTTTTTTTCTTGATTCTAGCGTATGAGGAATTCCTGGTCTGCGCCGCCTTGCTATTGACAATTTCTTTTTAGTTTCATCCGATAATTTTTTTCCTTTTTTACTAATAGACATTAACCTATATGGTTTAGCCAAAAACATGTGTGGTTTTCCTATTCGAGCTGCTGACATTTTAGCACGAGTTTCCTCTGTGCGCTTTACACCCAAGCAACTATATGCTTTTCTGCAAATGTTATATTTGGGTTTCAGTATATCCAAGTAATACTGTTCTCGTTCTATTAGGTTTTCCTTCTCGCATTCTTCAAGTACAGTAAATTCAAAATTATCTTGTCCATACTTGTCCCAGACTGATTGAAGATGAGGATTTCCGTGTTTTTGTTTCCCAAGTCTAAAAATGTGCTCATTCCATCTTCTGGCAATATTTATGGCAGATCCTATATATATCTTCTTATTAATCTTATTCCTTATTTGATAGATGCCAGTTGTCATAATCACTCCAAAAATAAACTCGTCAATCCATTTATGTGTATCTAAGGCACATGGCGGACTGACGAGTTATTTTTCTATTGTACCATATGCCTTAGATATAGAGATTATATCATAATGTGGCAGTGGTGCCCTCGGTAAATCCTAATTCCGCAAGCCACTTCCCACGCAAACGCATAAATGGATACTGTCTACGTCCGTCAACAATATTGACAATTTTAGTTGTGCGATCACGTTTTTGTGGTGTCATTTTACACTCCATACTTGTGGAAAATTGGGATCGTCTTGTTCTGTGATAAACGGTTCGCCAAATATCTTATAGAGACTACCAAAAGCCCTGTCAATTCCAAGTTTTACTGCTTCGGAAATATCTTCGTCAATTTCATTTGTATCTGCGACCACGGCAACTAGATCCCAATCACCATCTTCGCGTGGCATATAATATCCATAATACATTTGATTATCCTTTCGTCGTATGTTTTTTAAACCAAGATGGCGAAGCGTCTTTAGGAATGTCAATTTCCGGGTAGTTAAAACCATTTATATCGCCAATAGTGTCTTTGGAAAATTCCTTTATATTTCGTGAAAAATCCACTACTCGAAGTTCGCCAATATCAAGATTGCCTGGGCGCAAAGTAAGGCTATGAACTACTTTCTTTTTATAGAAATGAATAGAAGTCGTACAACCTAAACCAAAAGGACCAAAGATTTCATAGTCTTCATATCCAAGTTCCGCTTGAAGTAACTGAGCAAGATCGGCAACTATATGTAACCAGATAGGACGTTTGGATAAAAGCTCGTCAAGTTTGTCTTGAACAATTTCGCGTTCGGTCTCTAGTTCTTCTTTTTGTTGCCGATAATCGTTCGCACTGCGAACATATCTTGAAACAATTCTTTTGTAATTCATGTTATTCTTTCCTAATCTTTCAAAAATGGATAGAATTCTTGTTCATTTACTCCAAGTGGGTCAAATAGTTTGGAGTAAATATATTTACGGATTAGTGCAATGTCTTTATCGTTCCAGTGAAGTTCTCCTTGTTGATTGTGTGGTTGCACATCTTCAAACAAAGAACCAAGAAGATGGTGAATATGATTGTCTACGAAATCTTGCCGTGTAGTTTGCTTTCTAGTCAATTCGATCATTCTTACTCCTGTTCTTCTTGAAGCCATTTGAGAAATGCAGAACGTTCTTTGTCTACAACATCTAGATCAATATTGAAGTATTCTGCAAGCAAAGGTTCAATTCTAAAAAGCGCATCTTGCCTGTCTTCGCCTAATGCCCATTCTGCAAAAGTTACCTTTTTGCTATATTTTAACCAATCCAGAAATGTTCCAATTGAATTAGACTTCTCGGAAACGGCAAATAATTTTTCACATTCAGGGCATTTGGGTTGAGGTGTTTTCATTCTATCTCCTTTGTTTGTTTGCGTTCTAGCTTCCTAACTTTATCTTTTGTTTTTTCAACCAGATTATTAAAATCCATTGATGAGATAAATCCATAATCTTCCCAATCGTTTTCAAAAAACATACTAATTCCTTCTCCATCGCGGTGAAAATGTGGATAATTAAATGGCTGTGAGCTACTTCCGATGTGCATAAAGTAACCATTGGTAGCATGGGTATAAAGCGTAGTTCGATCATTAAATATAACGTCTCCATTGGTATCAAAGTCCATCTCGTTACAGACACGAATAAGAAACCCTGGAACCCAACATGATCTACGAACCATGTGTCCCTTTTGAATTTTTTTCAAGATGTCAATACCCGATAAATTCTTGATTGCCTTCATTTTATCTCCTTGTCTTCATAGGCACTATCTGGTAAATCTGGATCAAAGTAATCTTCCCTCTTTACGCGTATATCTAGTTCGCATTTCCAAAGACGCGCTTGTTTTTTGCAATTATACAAAAACGTATCATAATCTCCTGGCGAAATGCAACTAAGCGGATCGTCACTATTTAATAGAATAACACTTGTTTTGTTCTCTGGCGAGAAAAGAATGGCGACAAGATAAGTCTCTTGCCCGTACTCATCAAGCATGTTTTCTACAACGCGAATATGGCACTTAGGTTCTTCGGCATAGAAAGGATTACCCATATCATCATCGTCAGAAATACCATACATTTTCCAGTATTCTGCCCATGTTTTTGCGCAGTTGGTACAATTAGATTCTGCGACTCCGGTACTTGGATCAACTCTATCTGTCTGGACGCTATCTTTTGCGCCACAGAACGGACAATCAATGCCGCCAGAATTGATATATTCCTCTGCCGTTTCTTGTGTAAGTTGTTTAGTTTCCATTATTTCTTCTCCTCTTTGGTTGTTTTCTTTATTTCTTTCATAGAGAAACTGCAAGTAAAGAACTCGTCGCCGGAGTATTTATTACAACAGGTGAACCAAAACGTACCAAATTGATCTATTCTTACTTGTAGACATTCAATAACATCTACTTCTTCAAGTTCGGGCAATGCCTTATCTTCAAAAGCAAATTCATCGTATTTTTCCATTTCTTCATTAGACTTTGCCCAGAAACCGTCATGAAAACTAAAGATTGCGCCGCTAAACTTGGGATGTTTGATTTTCTTGGTTTCTCTAGCAAAACCAGCAAGTTCTTTTACGATAGAATCTGTTAGCTCAAGTACAAACCATTCAGGATAAATATCTCTATCGTACCAATCTTCATTTGAATTAACTTTTGCAATAAGTTTGTAGGTCATGATTGGTTCTCCAACAAGGCAATAAGTTCCAGGGCTTCTTTATAAAGTTCTGGACCACGCGTAGATTTAATAACACGATAAGACGTAGAAAGTTCGTATCCGTCTGAGAAAAGAGAGAATATTAGATAAGCACGCGCTAAACGTACAGACTTCTGATCTTCTGGTTTGATATTCCAAAGAGAACTGTCAATTTCTTTAATTGCCCGAGCAATGTGATTGCGAGAAGTTTTATCCATTTTTGTCTCCTATTTAGATTTGTTCGTAATGCGAACGTTCTTCTTCTTTTACTTTTAGAAGTTGATCCAATACGAATCCCGTCAGTGTTCCAGTACCCTCTATTGGCGTATTAATAAACAACCTATTGACTATGCGGCGCGATTCTTCGTTTATCAAAGCCAGGCTTTCCCAATGTTCTAAGGCGAGTTGATTGTTAGCATCATCATTCTCTTCAAATGCACCTGGTCCGCGTAGACCACAATTCAAACACTCCACAGCAACGCCGTAAGTTTCTTTATAGTCATCTTCTTCAATTCTTGTTTGTATAGAAACCTCAACAAATTCAGAGTCGTTAGAGTAACAAAATGGACAGATCATTTTAATTCTCCTTAACCAGGGTTACACGATAACCTTTATGTCTAAGTTCTACAACTTCTGCTTCTGTAAGATATTGACGAGTGCAATTATCTGATTTACCATCATAGACTTTATATAACTTCTTTTCCATTTTAGTTATCTCCATAATTACCAGGATAGCCAGGACTGCCATCATCGCCCTGGTCTTCATAATCACGACGCTCTCCATCTGTCATTGTTACTCCAAGGCCGCGATTGCCGGTAGTTAGTGTTCCTTGTTCTACCATTGTTTCCATAAATAAATACAGGGCTTTTACTTCTTGCCAAGAACAGATCTCTCCAATTTCCCATTCAAGATATTTCCCATGGCGGACATAGTAGACGCCAATTTTATCTATTCCTTCTCCAGTTGGCAGTTTATCAATACTTCCAGCAGAGTAAAGCGAAGTATAGCCAATTAGTTGAACTACAACATCAGAGATTGATGGTTCTGCTACACACTTTATATCAATGATGGTGCCATCTTGAATCACATCAGCATCGGCACCACCTACTATCTGACTAGCATCACCAAAAGTAGGATTGAGCAAGCAATAACTATTTGGAATAGGCCAATTCTTGATAGCAAGTGCAATCAAATCTTTAAGTTCTTTGATGTCGCTTGTGTTTGGGATCATTGGAATTGATTTTGGCATAATCTGTTGTCGGTAGAGAATGTCCAGGTTTGCCAACTGGAAGCACCAGTAGCAAAAACTATCATCTAATGCCTTTGCGCTTTTGATATAAGCAAGTGCCTGTTCTACAATTCGTTTGATTTGTGCTTTCTTGTCAAGAGAAAAGCCAATAACATCCCGGGTAATTGCTAGTTCTGCTACAAGTGAATTGACCTGAACGCCTCTGTGTTTCTTCTCTAGCCAAAATCGGATTGCATAATCGACGGCTATGCCCATTTTTGCCGGATCATTAGTCCTTCTTGGTATCAAAGTTTCCCAAGATTTCTTATCAACTTTTGGCATGGTAATCTTAGAGACAAATTCTCGATGAATAATGGGAATTTTTAGTAAAGAAGTTAATGACATTATTCGCTCCCGTCTTCCTCAATAGGCCATCTACGAAATGTCTCTTTGAATAATTCTTCAAGATTATCAAAGTCGTATTCTGGTTCATATTCTACGCCGTTCTTGGTACGCACCTCCACAAAACCAGATTGATCGGAATAAATTACAATTCTTGCGTTGTCACATCTTTTATCCCACAACGAAATACACTTAAGCAACTTGGTTATTTCTGTCATTTTAGTTTATCTCCTATTTGATTAATTCGCGCCTCTGGACCATACAGTTCCAGTGCTTTTGCATTATAAGCCTCAATAGCGTCTATTTCGGTGTCAAAATATCCAAGATAATATCGTACTTTTTCTTTAGATATTCTGGCTATCCATTTTCCGTCACTTGTTCTACTTACGCCACAAGAACTAGATGATTTATTTTTAAAATTTCTCTTTTTTCCCTGAGTAGATTCTCCTCTTCTGCCGTCTATTGCTTTTTGGCTCATAATCTCTTTAGTTTCTTTTGTGTGAGTATGATGATAGAAAGGATTGTTTTCTTTGCTTTGCGTTCCGACTTTTGATAATTTTAGTTTTTCTATCGTTTCTGGTCGCAAATGTTTTCCCTTCCAGTACGAAGAATAGTGTAGGCTCTTTTTTGTTTCGGATATTTTTCTATTGGTTTCCTCTTTTCTGTTTTGGTGAAATATCTTTAGTCTTTCAAGTACTTCTGGTGAATGTTTGTATCCCAAAGAACCCTCGCCTCCATCTGTTCCATTAACCAGAGATTCTCTTCCAAAGTAGGCTATCCAATATCTTTCTTTTTCTTCTCTTTCAGGATACGATATTTCTTCAAGTATTGTTATTTCTGGCTTCAAATCTTCTCTTAGTAATTCTCTTAGCCAATTATAACGATGACTTATTTTCCCAAGTCTCGCCTCCGAAAGATGTGCACATAATCTCTTTTCTGGTAATTGCGATGTCCAACCAACGTATCTTATGCTCTTGTTTCTTGGATCAACAAGAGCATAAATATAAACACGCTTATCGGAATTAATATTTCTCATTTTTGCAAACTGTAATCTACCAAAATAGATAAAGCGTCATTCATTTGCCTAGAACGATTACCAAAAACAATTGAGTAATTCTTGTCTTTTTTGCTTTCGCGAACATGGTTTTCGTAATAGGTAACATTGTTGAACAAATCCCAGGCATTTTCGCCAAGTGTGGTCTTATCGCCGCCAAAGAAAAGCTTCTCAATTTCAGTACGATCCGTGGCGGTCTTTTCAATTAAAGCGTCAACTTTCTCTTGCTTTTCGCCTCGGAGTTCATCTGGGTAATATTGCGGAACTTCATTCGGCATTGGATAAATCTGATCAATAAGACTTCGCAAAACGTTTTTGCTGTCAACTGGCGTTGAAACAAGACGATTGAACCAAGATTCCATCATTGCAACTTGTCGTTCTGCGTTTGTTTCAACATATCCCATCCAAGCCCGCAGGTCTCGAAGAATATTCTTGCTTGTATGATGTCCAACCCAAGCCCGTCCCTTGCCGCCATCTACACTTTGTTCGCCATTCTTTAGTTCTCTTACGGCCATATCGAAAGTATTTTCGCAAACTGGACGAAAAACAAGAATTCCTAATGCAATTGAAACTTTTGCATCAAATCCGGCAAGAATGGAACCATAGAGATTTACGAAATCATCTCGCCTAACTTCAACTTGACAACGAGGAAGCTCCCAACTAATAAACATCTTCTTGCCACCAGCAAGAAATCCAAGAGTTTCAATTGGGCGATTCACTTTTTCGTCAAAAGCATTTCCAATATCATATGGCTGTACGATGTTATAAATGCTTGTACAATTACCAATAAACCGTGTTTTTGGATCGTCTTTTGTTGCAGATCGGACAATTACATAGTCTTCTGTTGGAACATATACACCATCCTGCAAAACATAAGTTTCCTGTTTTTCAAATGTGGGAATTCCATCTACGAACTTATCCATAGTTTCGCAAGCGGTTTGTTCGCCATTGAAACCGCCAAGATTATGCCAAGCGGGACCATTGAGATCTTCGCGAATTGCCAAACGTTCACCAAAAGCATTGATAGACATGGTATATCTCCTATTACGATATGGGTTGATTATGAATTAGACTTGGACTTTTCTTTACAAAGTTGTGCTTTTTGAAGATGACATTCGACATCGCGCTGTTTTAACTTTGCTTCTTTCATGTGATAACCAGCATTCCAAGTATACGACTTTTCATTCTTATGTTTGATCTTATTGTTCTGTTCCAATTGATATTTCTCTGCTTTTTCTATGGCAAATTGATGCGCTTCTTCTTCTGTATCAAAAATATCCTTTAAGTGCATACTGCTATAACTATGATCATATTCACCAGAAAGAAGATGATTATATTCAATCTCAATACCTTTTTGCGTTTCTTTTACTTCTTTGCCTGTAATTGAAATGTATTCAACGCTTGGAAGATATTGATACTCAATAACATAACCACGCGGTCCTTCAAATCCATGTCCGCAATAGTCGCATTCTACTTCAACCTCTTCGCCATTTCCTAAAACAACAACAACCTTTTTATTTCCATAACAAACCGGACACGGAACTTTGACTTCTTTGCTTCCAAAGTTTGCTACCCAAACCATATCACCAATATTGAAAGTTTTAGTCATTTTAATTTCCTTGTTTGTTTAGTGTGTCTCGTTTGCCCATAAGATAGGCATTTTTCAAAGTATTAAGTAATGCTTCTCTGGGAAGAATTACGTTGCTTCCACTGTTCATCCATTTTGCTCTTGAAATAGAATATGCCATAAGTTCCAGTCGTTCTTCTACAGACCGTTTTGATCTATGTATCTTCTTG